TGGGCCTTGCAGTGTTTCTACAAAGCTAAAAGCAGCGCCTTCGTTAAAGATGCTCCAGGTTGGTCTAGATGCAGGATCGAGTCCAGTCCATCTGCTTGTAATGCCGTTCAAGTTATTGGTGGTCGTAGTCAAGCTTTGTGGAGCAAGACCTGCAGAGGGTTTAATATTTGTGCCACTAGCTGTGTATTCATAACCTGTACGATATTCGTAGGAGTTAATGACCTCATTAACCTTTGATGTTGTCTTTGTTGTGCTGGAAAGTGTTCCTTGTTGAAAGTTAGGAACGACTGGTACGGCTGCTGCTGGGGCAGCCAAAAGCAACAACAGCAGGATTCTCACTTGATAGTCAGCTCCTGAATTACCTGTGCTACCGCTGCAGTACCAGCTCCACCTGCTGTGACTGTCATCGCACCATCTGTTGCCAAGGTGCCAGCCAAAGTGCCTGCTACGCCGCCTGAATTTACAACCGTGCTTCCGAAGGTTAACAACGCAGGAACAACACCTGCAGTAACTGTTGTTGAAAGAGCAGTTGGCGTATTATCGCCGCCTAAGAATGACTCTGTATATGAAAAGCTGTCACCAGCAGTAGTAATAGTAAACTCACCAGGAGTGTAGCCAAGAGCGGTCCCGGCGCTATAGCTCCCGAACTTAGGCACAGTACCCAAAGTGACGTTAGAGCCAGATACAGATAGTGTGCTCGGGAGTCTGGTCGCTTGGGAGGCTGCTCCATCAACAGTTAGTGAGATTGATGATTTAATAGCGTGCGTAATGTCTGCCGAAGCAGGACTTGCTGCAAAGAATGTTAGACACGATACAAAGAGAAAACGTCTCATTTTGGCTTGGACGTAGGGGTTTCTTCCTTAAGTGTAGGCTCTTCTTTCTTCTTGCCATTGGCGCGTTTAATGTTGACGCCAAAGCTGGTCATCGTTCCAGTAAGCAACGAAGCAGGGAATGTTGGGTCCATGGCTTTGACATAGCCAAGGTAGTTAAGGCTGAGCATTGCAATAGACCATGTAAGAACAGCGAGCTTTACAAAATCCGCCAAAGCTGTTGATTCTGGTTCGTGCTCCTGCTTACCCTGTTCTTCTGCCATGATGTGCGGTAATTAGGTCGAAAAGTGTGGTAGAGGTTTGGGCGGCTATAGCTGGGGCAAGTGTAGGGGCAGGTGCCCTTGCGGTTAAAAGCGCAAACCGCGAAAGCCTGCAAGGTCGTGATACGTTGGTGCGCCTCACAAGTGCTGTAGACAATCTAAGTTCTCAAGTCGATCTTTTCCGTAGAGAGCAGGCCGCCGTCTCAACAGAAGTTTTTGCAAGGCTTAGTGACGCTGAAAGGGCGATTGCTCGTCTTGAAGGTATCCAAGACAGACATTAGAATTTTGGCAAACACAGTGGTCTCATGGTTTTACTTCTAAAGCCAATCCTGTTTAGCTTCATCAAGTCGAAAGCCGTAAAACAGCTTTTGCTTGATTGTCTAGTCAAGGTTAGCGAGCAAACTGACAATGAATTAGACGATGTCGCGTGCACCTATTTGAAGAATTTGCTATTTCCTGCGGAGCGTATCGAAAAATAAATGTGGTTTGGGGTTGTAGTTGTGGCTTTATTGTTGCTCCCTTTCTTCCATTGGTTCCGTGGCACTCCTCACCAACTTGCCGCTGTTAAACAACTTGAAGAATCCTTGCCTCAAGAGCTACTTGAGGAAGATGCCGCCTGGGTTGATGCGTGGAAAGCATCAGGCATTGATCAGCAGGTTTACATCCCTTACTTCAGCCAGCTCGACAACGGCAGAGAGGGTTACCGCGAATGTTTCTCAAGTGCAGCCGCGATGGTTGCAGCGCATTTTTCGCGCGTCAAAACAGATGATGAGTACAACAAAATCCGTGACAAGTTCGGGGATTCGACCTCTGTTGAGGCACAAATAAAAACGCTTGAGAGTTTGGGGTTGAACGCTGAGTTTCGGACTGATGGTGACGAAGAAATGATCGAGATGGAGATTGAAATGGGCAGAGTGGTTCTGGCGGGCTATATGCACCGGGGCAGTCTCCTACGCGGTGAGCCACCAATGTGCAGTGGAAATGGATGTGGTCATTGGGTGGTTGTGACGGGCTACACAGGAAAACACAGTAGTGATCCTGGCTGGGTGGTTAATGATCCAAAGGGAAAACCGGACCTAGCTCGTGGAGGACATTCAAGTGCTACAGGCGGTGAAAGAGCAGAAATAAGGCAATCAGAGTTCAGGCCGCGTTGGCAGGTCGAAGGCCCTGGCACAGGCTGGGTAATCTTGGTGGACAATTTGTGAATTGGTCGTATATAGGCGCCTTCTGGACCACAGTCGTTATGAACTGTGTTCAACCCGTCAATATCGAAGCTTGTTTAAAAGTAAATGAGTGGCTTATTCCTGCAGCGCACGATTATATAGATTTTAGAAGTAAGGAGCCCTATGCCTCCGAAAAACGAGCCCTTGAACAGTTTCGACTGGATGGTGGTTGAACCAAGCCTTAGTGAGCAGTTTGTCTTAGAGCGCAGTATTAGGGAGATTGAAGACTGCGACAATATCGATGTGTTGTCTCAGCTTTGCGTAGCCATGGCCAAGGCTCAGCACCATCAGACACGGCTGCTCAGACAGGCGGTTGGTCACATTGCCTTATTGGACGCTGTGCTTTCTGGCGGAGAGCAGAAGCCCTAAGAGCTTGCTCTAACACCGTGAGCTTTGGGTTGGATTCGTGCAGCGTGTCCAATGCTCGCTTTCGAGCGTTTTCGATTGTGAGGTGCGGAGTCGTGGTCCAATTCAGGTGCACAGGGGCCATGACTCAGTTACTGAGGGTTGGTCTCATCGCAGTTATAGAGGCACTCTGACCTGATCGCCAACCCAGTTCAGGTATGGCCCAATATTTACTTCTGGAGCTTGCGCTGTGTACCACCTGTAATCACAGCTATTGCAATGACGGCGGCGCACTATTTCATACGGGCCTTCCACAGTCCTTTTAGTCGTAACCACGTGGACCCTGTACGACTGACATTTTGGGCACTGCATATAAAATTACTTTTCGGATGATTCAAGTATTAGTGCATCAATATCAAACAAAACTTTTAACTTACGGGCTGCATCTAAAACTGCGCTTTTGTCTGTATAGCTGCAGGCGTCCTCTACAAAAGGAGTAAAAAGACAGGTCTGCCTAGGATTTTGATACAAAGCCGCTAAGTAAAGTGGAGCATCCTGGTGCGTTTGTAATATAAATCTCATGGTTTACTTGAGTTTGCCATCAGCGCGACGATGTATGGATCTCTGCCATTGCAAAGCATCTTTTTCTGCAGCGTCTTTATACGTTTGCTCAGGCCACTCTGCCTCTAAACGCGCATAAATGGTGTCCCGCATCCAAGCTGTTGCACGTTTGTTTTGTGTTTTAGCCAAAAGCTGCACTAGCTCTGCTCGATGCGGGTCCAAAAGAATTTGAAAATATGTTTTGTTGCCGTGGCGCAAAGCCATAAACTCTAGATTACTACAAATATGTTACCACACTAAAGGGGAGTCGGCTTTCTTTTTCCAGGCAGTTGCTTGAGCATGACGAGACTGAGCACGCTGTTTTGTGCAACCTGCCCTAACTTCCTTGGCACGTTCTAGGAACATGGCTGCTCTCTGCAAATCACCCGTAACTGCGGTTTGAATTGCTTTGTTTAGACGTTCCATCGCTATTTGTCTGCCGGTACGCGGCATCCATCGCCCCAGTTAGATGTGTGTAATACTTTAGCCCTGCAGGGCCTAAGCAGCACCATCCCTTAGCTGTGGAAAAAACGCGTGCCATCAATGGGTCTCCATCCAAGTTTTACCGATGGAAACCTCAGCTAATGCGGGGATGTCTCCCAACCACTTGGCTTCAGCCTCCTCCATCACTTGTTTTAGACAAGCGGCCCACTCTTCAGCAGCATCTTCACGCACCAGCAACAAAATTTCGTCATGCACTGCGGCTGCAATTCGCACTGTCTCTTCACCTGCCTCATGCACTAAGGGCCAGAGCTTGCCAAGGGCGCATTTAAGGATGGCCGCGCCAGCTCCCTGGATCGGTGTATTGCACCTCACAGTCAGCCGATTCATGTCTCCCTGTAGATACCGCCGCATACCAGAAACCGGAATCCGGGTCTCAGCCCACTTATCCCCCTCGGTGTCTTGCGACTCCTTTGCCATTTCCTTTTGCCACCTGCCGATTCCAGCAAAAGCATCCAGCCAGTCTTTACGAATCTCAGCAGCACGCTCAACCGTCATGGTGATACCTGTACCACCGGCATAGTTACGCAGCCCTTTCGCACCCGAGCCGTAAAGCAAACCAAAGTTTGCAGACTTAGCTATCTGCCTGCTGCACCCGATAGTTTCAGCAGTAACAGTATGAAGGTCCTCACCACGCTGGAACGCAGAGATCATCCTTTCATCCTTTGCAATAGCAGCGGCAAGCCTTAGCTCCATCTGACCAAAGTCAGCGTCTACTAAGAGGTAGCCTTCCGGCGCTTCTACGCACCCACGAAACTGTGGGTCACGAGGAATCTGCTGGTTGTTCGGCTTAATACAAGACATTCTCCCGGACTCCGCACCAAGCTGCATGTAGCTGGCACGTACAAAACCGTCGTCATTCATTTTTTCCTGGATAGAGTTAATCATCTGGCGGCGTTTGTCTGCCTTTTTCCACTCCAAATAAATCTGAATAACTTCATGATCTGCGGCATAAGTACGCAAAACCTGGCGCGATGCACTAGGTTTGCCATTTGCATCTTTAGGTTTTTCGTGTAAAATATCTGTCAGTTTTTCCATAAGCTGTTGGGGGCTATTAAGATTAAAACCTTTATATCTTTTATTTTTATCTCTTAGTCTACCCTCGTCTCTAGCACGTAAATTAAAAGAACCATCTTTGTCCCTGGGTAGTTTCTTACCTTCAGGCAAAGCATGATCAAGTTGCAAAATAAAGTCCTTTTTTAAAGCTTTTATATCTGCTTCGTAGTCTTCTTTCCGTTGCTGCAGATTAGCAGCGTTCCAGGGTAAACCCGTGCGCCACATCTGGGCCATTGCAGGCAGCGCACGACATTCCAAACCGTAAGCTTGCGCCAGTTTATGCTTACCTATTTCGTGATCAAGAATATTATCTAGCTGCATTAAAGCAATTACATCATTGGCGGCGTACCTAAGCTGGTCATCAGTTAAGGCACCACTCCAGTCTGATCTTTGCTGTTCTTTAGACAGTTCTCTTTTTAGATAACGTTTGACGACGTACGCAAGTCCGTGTTTCGGGAAAGGCAGCCCGTTTGTGAGAAGTCGGCTGGCCAACATGGAGCAGCGCACCCACCCATGCGGATAGATGTCGTGCTCTTGCAACCACCCAAGATCGAATACAGCGTTATGGGCCAGCCAGTATCGGATTGGACTGCAGAAGAAGCTGCGGAGCTTAGTCCAGTCACTTTCATTAAGCTCGAAGCAATCAATGAG